GCCTTATTTCTTACATTCGAGAAGGAGCAGAACATTCTATTCACTCGTTATACAATGACCTCCGCATACACCTCTATTATTCCTGAGTTTACTGACAAGATAGAAGCTCTAGGTCTAGAAGAATATTTTGAGGTCAATAGAACTGAGATAACAAACAGAGTCACTGGTAACCGTATATACTTCAAAGGCCTCAAGACTGGCTCAGGGAATCAGACAGCTGCTCTCAAGTCGTTAGCTAACATTACAACGTGGATATGTGATGAGGCGGAAGAAATACCAGACAATGAGCTATTCACTAAGATAGACTACTCTATCCGTGCTAAGGACATACAGAATAGAGTTATCCTAGTATTAAACCCAGCTACAAAGGAGCACTGGATATACAAGAGATTCTTCCAAGAGGCTGGAGTTAACTCAGGAAGCAATACAACTGAGAGGGATACTACTTACATACATACTACTTACCTAGACAATATAGAGAACCTAGGAGAGTCATTCCTTTTATCTATGGAGACTATGAAGGAGCGTAGACCTAGTGAGTATGAGCACACTATTCTAGGTGGATGGAGAGAGAAGGCTGAGGGAGTTATATTCACTAACTGGAGAATAGGTCAATATCAGTCACAAGGGATAGATGTCTACGGGGCTGACTTTGGCTATAGTACTGACCCTTCCACATTAGTATCTACGTCAATAGATAAGGCTAACAAGCGTATCTACATCAAAGAACATCTCAATAAGCCTAACCTTAATACAAGCCAGCTAGGAGCTATATTCAGTCAGGTTGCTGGTAGAAATACAATCGTAGGAGACTCTGCTGAGCCTAGACTCATCTCAGAACTCAAGAGGTACTGTAATATTACACCTACTATAAAGGGTCAGGGTTCTGTTAACTATGGCATAGCACTATTACAAGACTATGAGCTTGTCATAGACCCTACCTCCACTAACGTGATAAAAGAACTCAATAACTACCAATGGAGTGATACAAAGGCTGAGACACCGCTACAGAATGGTTTTGACCACCAGATTGACGCTATCAGATACGCTGTCTCTTATCAGTTAGCTAACCCTAACAAAGGGAAGTACTATATAGGGTAGTTATCTAGACTCAATATAAATAAGCATTTATTTTAAAAAAAGTTTGTAAAAAGTTTGGTAGTTCAATTATTTAGCTTATATTTGTACTATCAAAATGAAACAATTATGAAAGCGACTTTAAACTTCCAAAACAACAAACAAGCCACAGAATTTGCAATGGCTTGGAGTAGAGCTACATCAGGAGGCCACACTCTAGGAGATACGGATGTAACAGTATACAATGTAGATGACAGCGGAAAGGCCTTTATAGAGTCGTACGTAGCTAGATTAAACGGATAATATAAGTTCTTTAAAATACAAGCTAAGCGTTTGAAGCCAAAGGGTGAGACCTGAGGGAGTAGTAAATGTGAGACTTAGCAATCTTGGGGGATTAGCTCAGCTGGCTAGAGCACTTGATTTGCATTCAAGAGGTCATCGGTTCGACTCCGATATCCTCCACATAAACCTAGCGATGGTAAAAAGCGTGAAAACGTAGAATAGAGTACCTAGGTTGCCTCTAGGAAGTCACGAAAGTCAGACGAGGCTATAAAATTAGTTTTCATTTGTTTGTTTTGATTGAGATAGAGCCTCTTTAACGGAGGCTTTTCTCGTTACAGTATACTCTCACCGCTGTTTTTAAAGAAACAATTATAATGAGTTGCAATGTAACAGCTGGAAGGCTAGAAGCGTGTAAAGACCAGATAGGTGGTCTTAAGGCTATGTATATAATTATATACGATGAAGATTTGTACTGGTGGAGAAACCAAGCGGACTATCCGCTAACCGCTAGAGGTATAACTGGAACTCCTTCTGCATTTAAGTTTGACCTACAGGGAAACAATACGTACAGCTCTGAGATTATCTCATCTAGAGAGAACGGAACTACTTACCAAAAGAAGACTTTGGAGATTAACTTAAAAGGCTTAGAGTATCAGTTGTTTGACACTATTATGACTCTAGCTAAGGGTCGCTTCTATGTAGGTGTCGAGACTAGAGCTGGCATACAAACTGGAGACCTATCTGAGTCACCTGAGGATGTACTCTTACTTATGGGCTGCGGCAATAGAGCTAATCAAAATGACGCTAAGATATCTGCTAGAGGTGCTGAGCTTATCTCTGCTAACGTAGTCACTGGTGGTGCTATGGGAGACTTCACTGGAGCTACTATAGTTATCGAGTCTAACGATGACTGCGGAGATGCTGGCAGGACTGGAGAGTTTTTACCTAAAAATCAAATAGGATTCTAATGATTAAACAGATACCCCTTAATGGAGCTGGGATAACTCTAGAGCAGTATCAGAAGTATACAATGATTGCTGACGATGAGGATAAGGAGTTTGTAGGACACAAGACTCTTAACATCTTTTTAGATGTCCCTATGGACGAAGTACGTTCTATCCCACAATCACAAGCTGAGGAATTGATAAAGGACATTACTGACGCTATGGACGAGATGCCTCCGCTTGATTATACCTTTGAATTTAACGGAACTACCTACGGATTCATTCCAGACCTAGAAGAATTAACTCTAGGAGAGTATATCGACCTAGAAGAATACCTAGTTAAACCAGCTGACTGGCATAAAGCAGCTGCTGTACTATTTAGACCAGTAAAGGATAAAGTGGGTCAGATGTATAATATCGAGCCGTACAGAGGTTCTAAGGGAGACCACCAGATAATGAAGTCTCTACCAGCTAGCCAGTTTGTAAATGCAACGCTTTTTTTTTACCGTTTAAGCAGTCACTTGTTAGCACATTCAGCTATCTATTTGGAGAGACTGGCAAAGAAAATGAAGGAGAAGGGCTTGTTGACCTCTCACTTGAGGGACAGTTTAGCCAAAGGTGGGGATGGTTCGGAGCTCTACACTCGCTTAGTGGGGGAGATGCGACAAGGTTTCGAGACAGTACTAAAATAAACGTATATGACGCTCTGACGTGGTTATCATTTGAAAAGGATAAGTCAGACACGGACAACAGAATAATGAAAAGAAATAGAAGATAATGAAGTCACTACTAAACTTAACAAACGCTATCAAAGACGAGCTTACAAACAATAAGCTTATCAATTCCGTTACATTCGGTAACATTGACGAGGTTGAGCTACTTAAGCAAGATATCTATCCACTTGCTCACGTAGGTATCTCTACTGGAACTATAGGAGACTCTACTAGCGACATCGAGGTGTCCATTCTATTCTTAGACATCGTAGACGTATCTGATGACAATGAGGCTGAGTTTAACGACTCTGAGATGTATAGACTCAATAGTATGCTGGCAGCGGCCACTAAGACCACTCAAGAGCTTAAGAGAGGTAATCTATATGAGCAAGGCTACCAAGTGGAGGAAGATGCAGAGATAGAGTTCTTTTCAGATAGATTTGAAGATAAGCTAGCTGGTGTTGGCTTAGACTTAACAGTAACTATTCAAAATAACGTAGACTTGTGCTAAAAATTACTTCGACATATCCTAGAGCTACGAAAGTACTAGAGAGCTATAAGAAGTATGTGGTTTCTCAAGCTAAGAGCAATCTTACTAGACAAGGTGCTAAGGGTGCTCTACATAACTCTATTAAGGGATATATCTCTAAGAAGTTTAACCGCTCAGTCTCTGGTAAGTTTGCTGGAGGTTCGTCTATGCCGTCTCTAGAGTTTAAGCTAAATGAGTACGGGGTATTTCAAGACCAAGGTGTTAAGGGTACTGACCCAGTAGACGGTAGACATAAAGCTAAGTCTGGTAACTCTATTTTCGGTAGACAAGGTAACTTCCGTAAATCTAAGAAGGCTCTACCTCTCAAAGCTATTAAAGGATGGGCTGAGAAGCGAGGTTTAAATCCTTACGCTGTAGCTAAGTCAGTACACAAAAAAGGTATAACAAAAACCTTATTTTTCAGTAAGCCCTTTATGCGTAGATATCAACCTATGCTAAAACAATATCACGAAGCTATAGCGATGGATATAGCACACAATATAGGTAATCAAATAGTAAAACATTTAAAGAAAAAACAATGAGTTTAATCTATTCACGCTCACCATTCTTCATTCAGTCAACAAGTGGCTCTACAGCTACCGTGTCTCTATACGTTTGGAACGGTAACTCTAGCTCAGTGCCATCTTCTGCACAATATACACTAACAAAGGCTCATAACAGCTCAGGAAAAGCTACATTTGAGGTGTCTGAGCTAATTAGAGACTATGTAGACCAATCATTCAGCGGAGACTACGTTACAGAGGCTGTATGGGTTTATATCTCTATGGCAGACGGTGCTGGAACTGGTGTAAGCGACAAGTATCTAGCTACAGATGGCTATATTGATGAGGACTTTGTGCAGTATTGGAGCAAGTCAGACAATAACCTTAAATCAGACGAGGTATTGATGTCTAACGACTATATCTCAGTTCCTGAGGACACTACAGCTATGATTCCTACAAAAGACGCTGATATGGCTGTATTTTACAAGGATGGAGAGGTTAAATTCATCTCTGAGTTGGCTGACAAGAATTTAGTATTGAGCTCCAATGACTTTGAGTCAAATTGGTCTTTTACTAGAAGCTCCGTGTCCGAAGGGTACGAGTCTCCTAGCGGCTCTACTAAAGCGTGGGCTTTTATTGATGATGCAAATAACAGTACCCACTTGATGGTTCAGTCTTTATCTATAGGTTCATCAGAGCATACCTTTTCTATATTTGCCAAAAAGGGCTCTAAAGATTTTTTAGCTGTAAGGTTCGATTCTTCTAGTGTTGACTACGCTTATTTCAATTTAAACACTGGCACTCTAGGTAGTGTCGACTCCGACTACACAAGTGCGTCTATTGAAGATTATGGAAACGGTTGGTATAGGTGTATTTTAACAAGAGTAACGGGTTCGGGCAGCAACCAAGTTGTACTATATTCAACTGAGTCTGACGGGGATATAACCTACGCTGGTAGCTCAGACGAAGCTATATACATATATGGATGCCAAGTTGAGTTAGGTGCAGTCGCTACAGAGTACAATGGCAGTGACTCTAGCTCATCTGGAGCTATAAATTACGCTACATCTGCTGGACAGTCTGCATCTACATTCTACGCTAGAGTTATTAGAACTGGAGGTACTATTATAGATGAGAACTGCTCTGATGACATTATGGAGTATGTATCTGAGCTAGACATAGACGAGGCTCATATTATTAAGTCTGACGGTAAAGTAGAGGTTATCTCTGTCGAGACGTTACCGTGTAATAAGTATGAGAATGTAAGATTAACTTTCGTTAACAAATTTGGAGCTCTACAAGATATTCACTTCTCAGCTAAGACTACTGAGTCTACGTCAGCCAAAGGGAGTAGCTACAACAGCATTAACTTTGACTATGATAATCTATCTAACAATTACGGCAGTCATTCTGTCAGGGATTTCAATAAAAATGCGACAGTACGTCATACTTTGAACACTGACTACCTCCACGAAAGTTATTCTGAGGTGTTTAGACAGCTTATTGTATCTGAGGAAGTATGGATGGAGCATAAAGGTAATGTTAGGCCAGTAAACGTAACTACAAACAGCTTACAAAAGAAAACACACGCTAACAACGGCTTAGTTCAGTTCACAATATCAGTAAAAGAATCACATTCACTCATTAACAATATAAGATAATGAAGTACCCTCTAGAAATATACATAAATGGGGTCGAGGTAGACCAGTTTAGTGATGAGAGTGTCACTATTAAGAAATCAGTTAAGTCATTTAAGGACGTTAAGAAGCTCTTTACTGACTTCTCTAAGTCTTTTAGTATACCGACATCAAAAAAGAATAACAAGCTCTTTAAACACGTCTATAGAGTCGATACAAACGCTGTAGACGCTAGAGTTTTGATTCCAGCAGTGCTAAAACTGAATGGAGTTGACTTTAAGAGTGGTAACGTATCAGTTGAGGGTACTCAGTTCAAAGATGGTAAGCCTTACGCCTATAAAATACGTTTTTATGGTAAACTAACCGAACTTAACAAGCTTATAGGTCAAGATGAGCTTACTGACTTAGATTTTAGCTCACTAGACATCACTAGTCCTAACTTCTCTAGCTTATTCTCTAGTCAGGTTGCTTCTGATGCCATTAAGTTCCCATTAATCTGTAGAGATGGCCGCTATATAGCTCACACTTCTGACCACGACTTCGCTGAGACAGAGGGGCTGACTAAAACTAAGAACATAGCCTACTCCACATCTTACAGGAAAGCTGGATACTACGGTCTCGTTGATAATGATATGATAGGAGCTCTTAGAGTTAAGGAGATTCTAGACGCTATGGAGGATAAGTACGGCATATCTATAGAGGGAGCTATGAGAGCTGACTATGTGGAGGACCTACACTTAGTTCTACAAAAGACTGACCAAACTACAATCGAAGGGGGCACTTCTTCGTCTGAGTATAACTTCTCCAACTTATCTGGCAGCGTTAACCCAGACAGCTCACTGACATCAACGTCTATAACCGCTGGAGTTCCGTCTGGAGACACATTACAGATGAGATTTAGGGTCGTAACGACTGCAACTAACTTTGAGGCCAATATGCTCGTTAACGGGAGTGCGGTTAGGACTGTAACCTCGTCTGGAACGTACTCCAGTTATAGGTCGTTGAGCAACAATGACGTAGTCACATTCAAGGTGTCAACGTCTCAAACAGCGTCCTTTTCATTAACTGTAAACACAAGATATACTGAGTTCGACCCTACTCCTAATGTGTACGATTATAACGCATATGGCAGCGTGTCAGCCGTATCTGGAGGAACTGGAGCTTACAATGTCTCGTCTAATTTGCCAGAGATGAAGGTGTCAGACTTCTTATCTGATATGTTTAAGAGATTCAATATAGTGGCTCAGGTTGAGGATGACTTGACTGTAAACACCTACCACTATGACCACTACATTAATCAAGGGAGCGAGTACAATATCTCTGAGTACGTGGACATATCTAGTTACAGTATCAATAGACCAAACTACTATTCAGGTGTTAAGTTCACTGGAGCTGAAAAAAAGACTATCTTGGAGCACGCATTTTCAAAGGTGAACGCTAGGAAGTTCGGAGAGCTTAAGTATCTACCTGAGTCAGAAGGTAACGTTATAGATGGAAGTGTATACACTGTAGGCTTAAAGTCCCACATAATGCCTGTAGAGCAGTTGACTGACTTGAAGGACGCTTTGTTCTCAGGGTTTAACGTTATGCTACTCACTGACAAAGACGGAACTGAGCAAATATGCAAGCCTATATTCACGTATCTAAAGAGACGTACTGGTGGATATAGCGTAGGTTATGACAGTGGCTCTAGCGTGTCTAGCAAAAGTGTATTCTGGATGCCTGAGCTTACCTACACTCAAAACATAGTGAGTCCTACCAATGGAATTATAGGGAACTATTTTGGCTCTGAATTGAATGAGATAGGTGATGACAATTACCAAGACTTAGGCATATATAATCTACTCTGGAGAAACACAATAGCACTCACGTTTGACGAGAATAAGCGTAGAGCTTCTTATAGAGCGTTTCTACCTTTGAGGTTAGTTAAGGATATCGAACCTAACGACAAGCTTATTATACATAACAACACTCACCTTATAGAGTCTATTGAGACTAACTATCTAACTGGAGAGAGCAAGCTAGAACTGGTATTAATCACAGAGTCTGATACTGATATGTTCGAGACTCAGACTGTACAAAATACTACTGGAAGCACCGACTACTTTGTTATCTTAGACCCTAACACTGGACACTTAGACAACGTGACCCTAGCTAACAACTCTACAGATACATCAGTAGGAGGATTGTTCGTTGAGATACTAGAGGAACTATAATGCCAACTAAAGTAACCATAGTGACTACCTACGCTGGACAGAAGTCTTAAATCTGCACAAATATACCAGTATTGACAAAGACAGGGCTTACGTTTGTATGCACTCCTATTCTTTTAGTTATTTTAAACTTATATACTAGCGTCATAATTGGTATTATAGAATTATCAGCCATCTGTCTAGGTAGATACTTATATAGTAGGTCAGAGGTATCCCTATCCCAGTACACTTTGCTGTAGTTATCTGCGAAACCAAAGTGCAGAGAAAGTTGACTCTTTTTAGTTTCATTAAGATTAAATCCAGCTGTCAAATAGTGGCTGAACTCTCCATAACTATTCTGCATAAAGCCTAGAGTAAAGTGAGCACCGTTACCGCTTCTAGTAAGTAAGAATCCTTTAGAACCTCCCTCAGAGCCTAACTGCTCGCTAGCATACAGAGGGTTTGAGTTAAAGTGTTTAGTGTATTGCGGAAAGTACACGTGAGTCCCATCCCAGCCTTGAGCTGAAACTGTCATAGTCATTAGCAGTAGTAATATTCTCATCCTCTAAATTTATTTACGTTTTTAATTACAGCATCAACTCTCAACTTGTCAGCTAGGCCATTACCTACTGAAGTGTAAGGTTTTACTAAGCACGTAGTAGTGACAACTCCATCTCTAACGATAGCATAGTACATAGTGCCCTGAGACTCTCC